CCAGCAAGACGCCAACGGGCAGAGGCATTACGAGGATCATTGTAGCGATTTTCACGATTCCACGCTTCTTGCTGATAATCGAACTGCTTTTGCATATTCTCAAGGTTGTACTTTTGCTGAAGAGCCATTTCCTTCCGCTTATACTTCCAATTGCGGCGAGCCTGTATACCACCAAAGAGAGCGCCAACACCAGCAGAAGCAATATTACCAACAGCGCCGGCAGCGGTCGAACCCATCAAACTACCGAGGGAACCGAAAGCCTTACTAAAATCTGACATATTGCTCTATTTTTCTTATGAAAAATAAGGGAGGGACGTGCTTCCGCACTCCGCAATATATATCAAGTATATTGCGGCCCTCCCTGGTTTTTGTTGTTCAATTAGTCGGAATTATCATCAGGAGTATCAGTAAATTTTTCAGCCGAACGCTTCGCAGCAGTATCAGCATACTGCATTGACGCATATTCAGCAATATCGAGCTTTGAAACAGTAGGATCAGACGTAATATCAAGGGAATCGGACGAAATATCCTCTGGGCTATCAAAATGACCCTCAACCGGAGGACGATTTGAGATGCCTTCAAGATCGACACCACCCTTAATATAATACGAAAGGCGACGCGCAACACACTGACGATCAACACAAGGGGTAAACGAACCGGAAGCAATACGACCGGAATTGATTAAGCGTTTTTTAAGATACATACCTATAAAAAATTAACGTCCAAGGAAGGGCATATAATTAGCCGGAACAGACGAAACTACACGTAAGTTATAATCAGCCATCAGGATAAAATTAGGATCAGTCAAAGATGTAGAAGCAAACAAATACTGCCAAGAAAGCGGATTAATGTACGTGCCATAATAATTGTAATCATAATATTCAATAGGTGAATCAGGCGTTGCCTCCGAGACGTAATACTCAGAAAAACGACGAACGAGGGTCCAGTATTGAAAAACACCATTTTGAGCAAATTCGCCATGCAGACGGCGGTAATCAGTACGAAGCCATGACCAGGCGACCTCCTCACCAACAGAAAGCTGGTTAGGATCAACTTTGACATCCTCCTGGTACTGCAAATATGGGCTTTTTGCCGGATTAGAAAAGCCTGTAGGCATCATACTAAAGCGATGGCGCGGAACAGATTGAAAACCAATACCTGTAAGCTCGGGGTTAAAGTCATCCGCAAAGGAATCGCCGAACAAATCGGGGTGTAAACCCTGGCAATAAGCAGGCTGCGGAACAAGCATGGTAATAAGCATAAAAGTCCCCGGTTCTTTGGCATAGTAATCAATCTTGCCGTTACGGCCATAGTCAGAATAACTGTCAACACGGGCAGCCATCTGGCCGACGTTCGACTCCGTTTTAGCCGTAGTGCCATCCGCAGAAGCTACGACATTAGACGGATTAATTGAAGACTGCCAAACACCGAGAAAATCAGGTTTATTAACGTATGGGGAAGAATCTTTACCCCAAACAGTACGAAACACGTCACCAATACGACCGCCAGAGACAAACAGCCGATCCATCCAGTTCTGAATTTTCGTCCACAAGCGAAGGTCGGGAACTGCGACAACAGACTGACCCGTACCATCATCAGTAACGGGAATATCAACAGAAGGGGAGCTACCTTGCTTAATAATATTACCGAACAAATCAGGCGAATACGGAACAGAAAGAAGGCCGCCATGTGCTCCAAGTCCGGCAGTGATCATAGACTTAAGGGGGTCGTATTTACTCGGATAATTCTTGAAGAAATCACCACCAGAACCAGTCATTGAAGTAGAAAACAGGTCCTGTACGAAATCAATAATCATATCGGGGTTAAGACTGTCAAATACCTTATTAAAAGGAAGTTCCGCAAGAGACTGCGAATAGTCCTTGCTCGCCGCTTCGCGAAGTTCCCACGCAATTTCGCGAGCACCACGAGTAAAATAGACATAATCCTCTTGCATATTCGCAATATAATAATAATGCGAAAGAAGATAGGTTACAAAAGAGGCGAGGTTCCACTTAAAGGAATCAGAATCAAAAGGCTGCGGCTGCGTACCGCCAAAACCTGGATAAACAGCGCCAGCTGGGACACCGAGCCAATCCCAAAGGCCACCGCGGCCAATGTGATCATAAGCCTGCGTATCCGTATCGGCGTTCATTAAGTCATCAGACCAAACATCGTAATAAGTAGCAGTCCCTTCTGTGGGAGCAGATATATAACGCTTCATCCTCCAAATTTTACGCGTATCACCAAAAGCGGGATCCTCGTAAACAGAGGGGAAGTTGACAGCGAGAGGATTAAAATAATATTTAGAAAAATTCTTATACTGATCGGGCGTATAGCGCTTACCGCTGCGCAACCAACCATAAATAACACCATCAGGCATAAAGGTAGCGATAGTGACAAGTCGGAATCCGTTAAGCAAAGGGCCTTGCATAGGGTTCGACTGAACGAGCGTATTAATTTCGCCGCGAATACGATCACCGACATTCAAATGACGGTGATGCGCGGGGTACGCCAGCCCTAAATGAATGGGAGAGCCGGCACCCGAGAGCCATGCGTGAGTGGCTTTAGAAACATCATTCTTATAATCGGATGGAATGCGATATTTTGCCATTACTCAAATTCTTTAATTTCGTCAACAAGTTGTTTAAATCTATCAAAAGAAGAAACACGAGGCGAGGAGGGTAAGGGAGCGGAAGGGGTTAAACCAGTAGATTTGTTTAGCTCAAAAGTAGAGCGACGCTGTATAACTTGGTCAAACTTGCTCGCGAACTTCTGACCTTGCCAACTAAATTCAACAGGAGGATTAATATAACGATCAAGAACAATATTTTGCTTGTCGACTTCCGTAAACACCTTGCTATAATAATAACGCGGCATAGCCTGCGGAAAGCCATTAAGCGACATAGAAGGCTGATACTTATCACCAATCTTATGCAAGCAAGCTTCATCGGTATCAAGGTAATTTTCGCCTATACCATGCGAAGTAATAACACGAGGGCGAACCTTATCGCCATTAATCGACTTAGTTACATATTTGGTAATATAACTGCACGTCTCATCAGAAACGTAACCAACAAAAACAAAACCGTACTGCCAACGAGAGGCAAGCAAAGGATGGTGACCAGGAACATCAGAATCATAACCATCTATCAACTCCTGCGGGACATTAAAAAGAATACCATGATAGTGAGGGCGGCCATGCAATGTGCCAAATTCGCAAACGAACCAATGTCGAATCTGTTTGCCATAATCTTTGCGCAAACGATCAAGGAATAAGCGAACAGCCTTGTTGGTGTTTTTCGAAAACTTCTTTAAGTTATCGTCGTCAAAGGTTAAGGTAACAAACAGACAGGAATTCGGAGGCCAACGACGAACCTCGTACATAAGTCGGATACGGTATTGATTATTATACGACTTTTGGCAGGAATGGCAGTAGCCACAAGGTACCTCTACAACGTAATCGGGAGGCCAAAAGGTGCCGTAGTTAACTTTCGCGTAGTCAATAACTTCGTTATAAGTCATATCGACGTAGCGGCGATTAACTATGTTTTTCGGTTGTTCACACGCCACTTCGAAGGGTTAACTGTCGAACGAAAGAAAGACTCAACAGGAACATTAATAATAACACGATCATTCACAGTGCGAGTGTAACAATAGGGTAGAGCTGAATCAACTACCCAATCTTTCCAGCGAAAGAACTCTTCAGACTTATCAAAAACAACGACCAAACAAGGGTCCTTACCACGAACAGTTTCATAACGAACTTCGTCGGACCACAAAAGGAGGGCCTCGAAGGCCCTCCATGTATTCGTAGCCATAAGGCGGTAGTAGACATTACTTGCTATCGTCAGCAGCGACACTCGGCTCATAAGGCTCGGTAGTTTGCACAAAAGCCTCGATTATAGCCTGCTCACCAAAAGCAGCGCGAGCTTCATCTATAATTGCCGGAACGGTACAGGGGTTGGCAACAGAGAAAAAAGGCTGACCATTTGCAACAATAACATAAATTTTACAAGGAGGCTTAAAAGGAAATCTCATGATTAAAATTCAGCTATATTTCGACTTCGAATAATATAATCAACGCGCACGGTATCAATGTGAACGCCGGATTTTGAAACTTTAGCAGAAGCAGAACACGAAGAGGTGAAGAAGGCCGCGAAAGCGGCCACAAGGGCCGCGATCAGCGTCCAAAACTTTCTACTCTTCAGCAGGTTTTTGAATTTCTCCATCTCTAATAAGAGCCTCAAGGCCAAGGCCGATAATAAGATATTTAGCAGATTTTGCGGTGCACGCAATTTTCGTGCCGCCGGGAAGAATGATTACAACCTCGGGAGTTTCCATAACTAAATGAATTTAAGTGTTTTACAAATATAAATTAAAGTATTACCGCACATTTTCCAAGACTTCACGAATCGTTTTAACGGCAAGATCAAGCCGATCGGCAAGACAAGCGGGAACATCGTTGCGAATAGTCTCGGTTATAGCGACAAGATCAGCAACAACAAGGCACAATTTAAATGAATCATCAAACATAATATTAATATTAGCAAATGTAAATTACATGTGTAAAGCCCTAAAGGACAACGCAGTAAGCAGCATGAAATCACCCAGTAATTTAACATAATGAATATATTAATTCAATTACCTTTGTACTGTAAGGATGCTTTTTTTATGGTCGCCGGTCGGACGATTGGCCGGCGGGTTAAATTCATTTTGGATTTTAAGCTTCGGCCGGCGGCGGATTATCTTCCTGTGCGTGCAACATTCACAAAAATATTCCGGGCGATGGCTTTTAGCGCTTTGTCGGCGTGAAACTCTCGAAGGTAAGGTCATCGTACAATATTACGATCCGCCGGACAGCGACGTCTGTTCGTGTGCCGGAAAATGGAGTCGTTGCCGGCGGCGCCGGATTTTCGGACGTTGTCGAAGCCGGCTCCTGATGCGGCGGGTTGAACGGCGTATTCCGGGTCGGACCGAACAATCCGTCGGAGATCGACGATTCGACCGCAGCGGCCGGTGCGGATTGTTCGGGTTCGCTGTCGCGATACATCTTGTCGGAATCGAGCAGCAGCCAGTCGGGATTGATTCGCGGGAACCTCCGGAGAATCTTTTGTAACAAATCGAAGCCCGGTTTGTTTCGCCCGGCGAGAATATGGGAAATTCCCGCCGGATTGATTTCGAGCAGTTCCGCGAGCTGGCTCGGCTTCAATCCTTCGTTTTTCATCAGATCGAGCAATTTTTCCCTCATCAGCGCAAATTTTTACAAATATAAAGTTTTTTCTTTTGTAAAACAAGTAAAATCTACATTTGTAAAATGTTAATAAGTGTCGACAAAGTTTACAAGTGTAAATAAGTCGATATGGTTAAATTTGCATGCAATCTATTTGTTAAAGCGTTATTTTAGATAAATAACAGTAAATATATGATATTATTGTATTTACGTCGTATATTGTTGGTGTTGTCTGCATGTAGCTGGTTATTGATGAATTAGACCGTATGATATTAAATCGTTTCTTTAAGTAATATTTGTAAATAGCTGATTGATGGATATATATTGCTCGATGTTTAATATTTTGATCGCTTGTTGGTCGCTCTGGAATTGCAGTTTATTCAAAGGATGCCGGATTATTACAATTGTAACTATTGACATCTTTAACAAACAGATGTGGTTTACAAATGTAATTACATATGGAAATGACGCGGACATTGTGTGTTTACATTTGTAAATACACTACCCTATTTTGTAAAAATGAATGCATTTTCAAGCTATTTCCGAACCCTTATCAGACATTTTGTTAACATCTCCGGATTTCGGATTTATTATGTTAAATAAAAAGAGGCCGGATAGTGTTGATAACCCACTATCCGGCTTAAATACAGCTTGTTGTAGATTTGTAAACAGCCTTCTATTTCGAGAGTTTGTCGGCTATTTCGCGGAACTCTTCCGGCGTCAGTTTGAGCTTTTCGCGGTGGAAATCCACGTCGTTTTCGCTCTGAATGGGGATCAGATGAATGTGTGCATGGGGCACTTCGAGGCCTAAAACGACGACTGCTACCCTTGCACACGCTATTTCCCGCTTGATTTTGGCTGCGACCTCTTTGGCGAAAAGCATCATGCCTGCCAGCGTTCGGTCATCGAGGTCGAAAATGTAGTCCACCTCCTTTTTGGGGACGACCAGCGTATGGCCTTTTGTCAGCGGATTGATGTCGAGAAATGCGTAGTAGTCTTCGTTTTCGGCTACTTTGTACGAGGGGATCTCCCCTGCGATGATGCGTGAAAAAATAGTTGCCATATCTTTGTTTTTAGGTTTTGCCTATTTAGCGACCGGGGCGTCTTCCGAAGTTTCGGCTGCATTTTTTTCTGCGGCGATTCGTTTATTGCGGATCAGTTCCTTGATGCTGTTAAATACATTGACAAGAATCATTATCAGCAGCAGGCTGTCGGTGAATGTGAACTTGTCCGGTTCTGCGAAAAGCCCGAAAATCGCCCATGTCGTGAATAACGCACCCCAGAACCAAAGCGCCCTGCGCTGCATTCGGACCGTTTTCGCGGCTTCCCGCCGGCGGTATTCTTCCAGCCATTTATTTTCCCGAGGTGTCATTTTCGTCATTTATCGAGGTTTCTGCTGTGGAGAGAGTGGGTCAGAGATCGCCCCAGGGCCTCTTGCCCACCAAAATACGCCTGTTATTGACAATGCCGAGAAGGATGCTGACGAGGGAGAGGGCGATCCCCAACGCTCCCAACCAGTCCGACCGGGAGATGACATCGGTACGGAATAAGTAGATTCCCCATCCGATACTTGCGGCGATTGCGCATCTGAGCAGGATGTATTGCAGTTTCAGATTGCGTTTTGCCTTGTCCGGGTCCCGGGCGGCGGCCCGCCAACGCAGTTCTTCGGGCGTCAAGGGGGCTTTAGGCTTGGTTTCAGGCATCCTATTCCTCGAACTTGGGTTTCAGTATTTCCGAGTAGATAATCGCCTGCCGGAGGTTGAATTCTTCGGTCTGGGACGTCGTTGCCGCATCCGGTGCATTGTTCGTGAGGGAATGCGCGGCGATTTCGTCATTCCCGCTGTCGTCCATGAGCCGGTTGACGGTCTGATGGCGTAAATGCCCCCTCCCGGCGGCTTTCGGCGTCGTATGTTCCGGTGCGTATTCCTCGGCGGGAATCTCCTCCAGACTCTGGCATTCGTCCGGAAAAACGGGTGCAACGGGCCACGGCGCAGGGCGTGGAGCAGGCATCGGAGCCGGTTCGGACTCCGGGTGTGCCTGC